CCGTCTCCGGCGCATTCCAGTAAGGAGGACAGTATGGCTATTGAATGGAAGAAAAACGACCTTCCCACTCTGGCACAGAAGGTGGCGGACGACGCTTCTGAAACCTGCCAGAACTTTATTTATGCTGGCATTGACGTGGAGTTGTCCGACGGTACGCAGCACTTTTCGCTGATGCCCAACGACCAGACGAACATCGACTCGATGTTTGCGGCCATTACGTTGGGCGCGTCCGAATACCCTTACCACCCGGATGGCGGCAAGTGCGTTATGTACAGCGCGGCAGACATTATTACTCTGTACAGCGAATACAAGAGCTTCGTCACCAAACAGACGACCTACTGCAATGCGCTGCGCCAGTGGGCGAAGCGCGAGACCGACCCGAATGTTATCGGCTCCATCTATTACGGATGCGCCCTTCCCGAGGACCTCGAAAAGGAAGTCGGGGACATTCTCAGCGCGGCGCAGGCGCAGATTACGGCCATCATCAACAAGCTCTCCGCCTAAGGAGGACCGAAATGGCAAGGAACTCTGTATGTAAAACTGCCATCCTCTTTGTGTTCGGAGGGCTTGTATACTTCGGACTCGAGGTGCTTTTCAGAGGACATAGCCATTGGACGATGTTCGTCCTCGGCGGATTCCTTTTCCTGATTCTCGGTGAGCTGAATGAGGGCCTGCTTGAGTGGGATACCCCGCTCATTTGGCAGGGCGTCCTCGGCTCGGCCATCGTGACAGGAGCGGAGCTCGTTACCGGTATGATTCTCAACGTCTGGCTCGGCCTCGGCGTTTGGGACTACTCCGGTATGCCGTTCAACTACAAAGGGCAGATTTGCCTCCCGTTCAGCATTTTGTGGATTTTCGTGTCTATCGCGGCCGTTGTCCTCGATGACTGGCTGCGATACTGGCTGTTTGGGGAGGAGCATCCGCACTACACACTGTTCCGGCGCGGCGAGAGCCGCTGAAAGGAGCCGCCAATGAACCGCGAGGAGAGGCTCGAACAGCTTTTGACGGCCACCGTTAAGCTGCTCGACCGGTGGGAGGAATACTCCCTCAAAACGAACTGCGGGGAGCCGGAGGGCTACGGCGCAGCCCGCGCGGTGGTACACGCAGAATTTTCCGTACTCAAACAGACTGATAAAGGAGACGGTGAGAATGAGCGTAATTACCTTTAAGCCGAACGACCACACGAAAATTACCACGGATTTCGAGCGGTACGAGTTCGCCTGCCCGTGCGGATGCACGGCGCAGATGATTGACCCGGAGCTCGTCCAGAAGATGCAGACCATCCGCACCAAGCTCGGCAAGGCCATCAAGGTTACGTCAGGCTACCGGTGCGTGAAGCACAACGCAGACCCGAAAGTCGGCGGCAGCCGGACGAGCCGCCACCTCTACGGCATTGCGGCCGACTGGCGCACGAAGGACCGGAGCGTCAACCCCGTCGCCCTCGGCATCATCGCGGCCGCGCAGGGCTTTGGCGCGGTCGGCATCTACTGGCACGACAAGGCCGCCATTGTCCACACCGACACGCGCGGAGGCAAGGCTACATGGCTTTGCGTCCAGCCCGGCGTGTATCCCAGCACCACCTACAACAAGTTTGTCCTGCCGACCATCGAGCAGGGTTGCGAGGGAGCCGCTAACCGCGCAGCTACGGTTATGCTGCAGCGGCTCCTCGGCATCCCGCACGACGGCAGTTTTGGCCCGGCTACCACAAAGGCACTGATGACGGCCCAGCGTAAGCACGGCCTCGTCCCTGATGGCATTTGCGGCCCCAAGAGCTGGACTGCCCTGTCAGGCGCAGACAAATATCTGTGAGGGAGGAGGTGATACCAGTGGAAACATGGCAAATTCTCGTCACCGTTGGAGTGCCGTCTGGAATCTTTGGATTTGCTGTCTGGCTGATTGAGCGCAAAATCGAGCAGCACGAGAGAAAGCGGACCGAAGAAGCCAAGAAGCGCGAGAACATTGAAGCCCAGCGCGAAAAGAGCAGAGAGGAGCTGCAAATCTGCATCTATGAAACTTCTCTCGCCGCCATCGCCCTCGGCGAGGCCACCGCAAAGGCAGTTCAGCGCATCCCTGACGCGCACTGCAATGGTGATATGCACGCAGCCTTGGACTACGCCTCTAAGGTCAAACACGCACAGCGGGAAGTCGTTTCCCGCTGCGGAATCAAATCCATTGTCGAATGAGAGGAGAACGCTATTATGAAGTACAATAACAAAGTTTCCGCCGCCACCATCGCCCGTACCACTGCTCTGCTGCTGGCTCTGGCAAACCAGATTTTGAGCGCGTTCGGCAAGTCTCCGCTGCCCATCGAGAGCAGCACGGTGGAACAGCTCGTCACCACGGGCATCACCACCGTTACGGCCCTGATTAACTGGTGGTACAACAACTCCTTCACGCAGGCCGCTATCGAGGGCGATAAGACCTACGAGAACGTCAAGAACCAGATTCACTAAGGACGCCCCAGCAGCTACCACATAACAGCACGAGCCTCCCGGTATTCCTCGCACAAGAGGGCCGGGAGGCTCTTTTTTTATTGCTGTTTTTTGCAATATCTTCCCCGGAAACGCACTTAAAGCAGCATTTCCGGCGCGGTTATTCTCGTAAAAAGACATTTTCGGGACAGAAATGCACTTTTTGATACATTTTCTATCATTTCCGTGGATAACCGCAGAAAAACGGCGCGGAAATACCAGAACGACCCGAAAAGTGGAAAACTGGGTGGAAAAAGTTGATAAAAGGGTCATGCGAGACAACACACGCAGTTGTCCCAAAATACCACGAAAAACAATATAACCGGAGCGGAAATACCGTTTTGAACGCATATCCGCGCGGATATGCACTGAAAGCAGCATTTCCGGGTATTTCCGGCGAAACAATCGACAAAGTAGAGTAGAGTAAAGTAAAGAAGAGTAGGGAATATATTATACTCAGCGATTTTGCAATCGCTGGCGCGAAAGCCGTTGCCATTGTCCCTGTTAGGTGCTATCATAAAAGCACGACCACCAACACAGGACAGGAGGACAACAGTTATGGGTAACACAACTGCGTCCCTCACCCACGAACAACTGTTCGGGGGGGGGCAACAATCGAGAAAACCGGCCTCGGCATCAAACTGGCCGCGCTCTCTATCGCAATTTGCATGACGCTCACCGGATGCGGCCAAACGACAGCGGGCAGCAGCTCGACGGGCGGGACAACCTCTAACGAGAAAAGCTACTCTGCAAGGCAGGAGGACACGCAGGTCCTAGAGGATGCAGCGAAAGCAGCACTCGATGAAAAGACCGCGATGGAGGTGTCAAGCATTGAAGCCTTCGAGAACAAGGGCGAGTATTCGATGACTATTCGAGTAGTAGCAGCCGGAGGCTACTATATGCCAGACGTAGCGGAACAAACGGCGCAGGCGTTCTTTGACAAGGCGCAGGAGCTTGGCCTAAACGCAACGCAGTACGTTGTCACAGAATATAGCGAGAGCAGCACCGGAGCCAAAGAAAATATGCTGGCGTGGAGCAGTGATGACGGAGTGACCGGTATATACTCTGACGACAGCGGAGCGGAGCCCGTTGTAAAAATTGGCGTCAGCCTAAATGCTCTACGAGAGCTTGTTGGCAACATAAAAGAGCCAGAGAACAGCGAGGAAATAATTGCACTGTCGGCTGACTATCAAGGCGAGTGGGAAAGAGTAGGCCACGAAAAGTACGAGCGGCTTGTGGTGAACGAGAACACGGTGAATACCGTGCTTTTCGAGACCTCAAAAGATTGGAGAAAGGAAAAGACCGTTACACACATTTTTACGCTCTACTTCGGATTAGACGAGGAAAAAGGTCTGGTGGTAACGAACCAATACAAGCAGGTGATTCAGACCGTGTCAATGAACGAGCAGGGAGAAATCGAGCTATACGATAAGAGCCGGGATGAAACTGAAACGTATCGGAAAGTGAGCGACAGTACTGCTGTTCCGACGGTGGGACAGGTGTTGGCAGACTGAAATGACCCGGCAAGTGACGAAAACCTCCTGCGGAGACCCACAAAGCGTCGCAATGGTCGGGCGGCAAACTTTACGGCTAGACCACAAAAGCCCGAAATCGAGGCCCCGGAGCCGTGCTCGTGGCGTTCTACGGCTCAACGCAGGAGAAAGCACTCCGAAAAGCTACCGGCAAACTGCCAGCAAGTTGAAATCAGCCTGCGGGAGACGGCCCACAGGGAGGTGATGGAGAGGGCTGCACGGGGACCACGAACAGCCCTCCCGTCACAATGGCTGCTCCGAAACACCCGCAGCGGGAAGAACGGCGCGCGCAAATCCTGTATGCGCGGCAGCGGCTCGACCACTGGCGGGCATAGGAGGCAAGCATGGAACAGTCTATTTATGAGCTCTACATGGAGCAGGTCAACCCGCAGGACACCCGCGAAATCATGCAGGCAGAGGACACGCTCACCGCGCTGCTCAAGCTGGTGGAAAACCGCGAATTGCGCGACGCCATCGACCGCGCAGCAGGCCGCGTTGCCTACCTCCGAGAAGTAGCGGCATTTGAGGCCGGTTACGGCTTTATGCCAGAATAACAAAAAGGGAGGCCCGGCATACCGCCGGACCTCCTAATTCTTTATAGCCCAAGATAATCCTCAATGCTCATGCCGAGCGCAGCAGCGACGGCGTGAATCTGGTAAACATCGCGCGGGACCCGGCGACCGGCCTCCCATTCCTCGAGCGTCCGCAGCGGAACGCCAGAGAGCCGCGACAGCTGGGTGCGGGTCAACCCGCGAGCCTCGCGCAGCCCGGTGATACGGGCGGCAACAGGCGTTAAAGCTGACATCTTGAAATCCCCCTTGAATCTGCTATAATAGAAATGCCGGAGAAGTGAGGCATCTGCAAGCTGTTTCTCACTCCCCCGGCGTTTCAGAACTCTGGCCGCCGTCATCGGCCTTTGTTCTTCATCGGAGAGCCCTGCTTACTTGTTGAGCAGGGCTTTTACTTTTTCCACGGCCTCCTCGAGCGTTTTGCTGTTACGCATAAGCTCAAGAATTTCACGGGTTCGGTTCTCCTTTGCCTCGTCTCGAAGCACCTCGGCGGTATTCATTTCGTCGTCCATGTCGTTTCCTTTCTGGCCTTGCCACCTTACTCATTGAGGAGCGGCCCCCTCAACTGACTATATTATACCACGCAAGCGCGTGGAAAGCAAGAGCGAAATGGCAATTTCTTGAAATATTTTTGCGTACCTGTGAAAGATTTACTGCTCGATGTACCGAAAGAGAAAACCGCCCGCATGGGGTAACTTTCCCTTGCATACCTTTCCAATTGCGCTGTCATCCAGACCGGTAGCACGGGAGGCAGCAGCGATACTCGGATACTCATGTATGACCTGATTTGTCTTGCGGTCAATCTGGCAGACCGGAGCGAGCGTTGAGCCGTGATAGGCCCGGACGCTCCGGCCGTATCCGTTGCCCGGTTCGGGAGCTGTCTTGCCGTTCCACTTTGCGCCGGATGCAAGACCACCGAAAAGAAAACCCTGCATCTCGTAGGCGCGGGACAGACGCCCCAGCAGCGTGTCGAGCTGGTCACGCTGGTTGCGGTCGAGAGACTTGAGGAACGTGTCAATCTCCTTTTCGGCCTCGACAACCTCCTGAATCCCGACGTGCAAAACGTCGTTTTGCTCATACTTCTCATACAACGTCCGATAGACAGCAGCCACGGTACAGGCCTCCTTACATCCCGGCTATAACATCGGCGAGCTCCTCGGGAGAAGCATTCACCCAATCTGCGAGCTCTTTCTTTGTCTCCTCGTAATCTTCCAGCACAACGGCAGCAGCCTCATTCTGCCCGTCGATTGCCCGCCCGGAGGACAGGTCATCTGCAGCGACAAGGCGCAGGATGGCGACGGCGCGCCGGAGGCTCATTTTCTTTCTTCCCATTCTGCGGACACCTCCCCATCTTTGTAAAAGAGCTTTGCACGGCGCAGGCGGAACGCCTCAAGAATGAGCGCGAAAGCCGTGTCGCAGGTAGCGCAGACCATCTCGAAACCCGGCATTTCCCACAAACCAGCGTTGTAAAAAGCGGCAGCCAACTCGACGATGATGCGCTCGTTCTGGCTCAAATTGAAAGCCTCCTTTGCGGCCGTGAACATCATGTAGTCCTCGCCGATGACGGCATTTGCCTCGCCGGTCAGCGTGACCGTGCCGTAGGCCGTCGAAGCGGCATTCACGGTGAAGTAGCGT